GGGGGAAGTGGGGTCACCAAAAAAGACGGCAGCACTGACGCGACGACGGGCCTTCAGCTTGATGCAGGGGAAGAAGTCACCCTGTACATCTCGAACCTGAACCTGCTCTATCGCATATGCGATGCCACGGGTGACGTGTTGGTTTATATCGCAGAGACGTCAGCGGCCTGAGATGGTTGCTATTCGAACCTTTCCAGTAACCGGCGTGTAGAGTTCCTCCCTGCACGTCGGTTGCTGGCTTTAACGCCTACGCGGGAGCTAGCAAGTGGCAGTAACAGACGCATACGCAAGCGCGGCCACCTACCGCGCCATGCTCGACAAGTCCGACACGGCTGAGGATGCCGAGATTCTCAGTGACCTCACCGCCGTCAGCCGGTACATGGAACGCAAGCTCGGGCGGTTCTTTACCACCGACGCGGCCAATGTTGAGCGGGTCTACCAGACCACCCAATATTCCAATCAACCCAAGTCCCTGTTCATTGATGACCTGGTGTCGGTCAACCACATCAAGGTGGACACCGATGATGATGGCAGCTTCTCTGATGAGGATGCCTGGGCGTCCACAGACTATGAACTGCTGCCACGTAACGCAGCGGATGGGCCGGAACCTGGCCCCTATATGGAACTGTTCATCCCATCCTGGTCCACCAAGGATTCATGGGGGAATCATCGCGTAGAGGTGAAGGGGAAGTTCGGCTGGCCCAGTGTGCCGTCAGCGATTGAGCGGGCCTGCGTGCAACTGACCGGCATCCTGCGCCTTGAGACACCACGGGCCACCCGTAGCGTCAACATCGGCACCGAGACAACCCTGGAAACCAGCCGACAGGCCCAGGAGATCGTCAGCGCCCTGATGAACGTGTACGCGAAACGGTCCCTGTTCTAATGAAGTACGACATCGACATGACAGGGCTGGATTCCCTGAAGCGCAAACTGGTGCCGCAAATCTACCGTGAGCCGATGGCTGAGATGTTTCAGACCATTGCGGCCATCGGGGAACGCACCGCCAAGCAACGAGCGCCCCGCGATACGGGGGCATTGCGGCGCAGCATCCACAGTGATGCCCGGCCGATGAGCGCCCGCATATTCTCGAACAAGGCGTATGCCGTGCCGGTGGAGTTCGGACGGCGTAAAGGGGCGCGGATGCCACCACCGAACGCTTTGCGTGGCTGGGCGCGGCGCAAGCTGGGCAACCCGAACCTGGCCTTTGTGGTGGCCCGAGCCATCGCACGGCGCGGCATCAAGGGCCGATTCTTTATGAAGGCGGCCCATCAAGCCATCATGATCAAGATGCCGTTCCAGATGAAACTGCTGGAAAAGAAAGTGGCCGAGCGGTTTGGCAGCGGGTGGGTCGGCTGATGGCTGATATCCGAACCGCCTTGACCAACCTGGTGACCCTACAGGAAGGCTTGAGCATCACCGCCCCCGTGAGCAGCAGCATTAAGCGGGCGTACAAATACACCCCACCGATGAGTTCGGCGCTGCCTGACACGCCCTGCTTCCTCAATACCTGGACCCTGACCAGCCAGGAACTGGACATCTCACTGCGGATCTTGTTCTACACCATACGGATGCAGTTGATTGTTCACGATTCCGACCAGGACCGAGCGGCTGACATTGCATCCAGTTACATGAACGCCATCATCACGGCCCAGAACGCTGACGTAACGCTGGATGGGGCCGTGAACCAGAGCATCCTGCGGGGCAGTGACCCCACGCTGGGCGTGTTGTCGTGGGCAGGCGTTGACTACATCGGCCTCGACTTGTTGCTAGATATAGAGCTAAAAGCGGCGGTATCCATCACCTGATAAGGAGGTTTTGATGGCTTGGACATACGTGGGCAAAGGGGCGTTTATCCCTGGCGTTCCGGCGCGTGACCTCAGCGATAAAGAGGTCAAGGAATTAGGTATACAGGAGGCTGTGGAAGCGTCCGACCTGTACAAGAAAGAATCGGCTAAGAAACAAGCCGCAGGAGATAAGTAATGGCTGCTGGAGTACAACCCCTTACGCTCATCCAGGTGGGCAAGGAATCGACCGACGGCGTGGCTGTGGCCGCCACACGGCGCATATTGACCAAGAGTGGCACCTATCGCCACATGCAGACCCAGGAGATGTTCGAGGGGCAACTGAGCGGCGTCCTATCCAGGTCCGCGACATCGCCCGTGATCACCCGTGAGGCATCGCAATTAAGCATAAGTAGTGATCTGGATTTTAATTCTGTGCTGCTGCCTCTTCTCAGTGGGGTCAAGGGTGGGGTAACGCCATCCACGCCAGGCACAGGCGAAGCCCGCCTGTGGACGTTCGCGCCATCCCAGACTGCGCCCAGTGTTGACCCGTACACCATCGAGATGGTGGTGGATGATGGATCAACCAAGCAGGAGATCGAGGCTCCGTTCGGCGTGACCACCAGCTTCGAGATCACGGGTGGGGTGGACGCCCTGCCGCAGATCACATGGGATATGGACGCCCGAAAGAGTGTGCAGTCAACGTACACCAGTGGCATCGCGCTTCCAGCCGTGGAGTTCGCATCGAACCTGCGCTGGCAGATGAGCCTTGACACCACGTGGGCGAACGTGGGCAACACCACGATCTCTGGGCAAATATACGGCTTCACTCTAGGCCAATCGGCCTTTGTGATGCCCCAGTACTATCTCCAGAACCGAGATGCGCTGGACTTCGCTGGGGTTGAACCGCAAACGCGGACCACGGACCTGGTGATACAGGCCACCTTCGACACGGGTGGGTCTAACCTGTACGAGACAGAACTGGCGGCCAAGGCTCTGGGCAGCAAGCGGTTCATTGAACTCAAGCTGCAGGGGGATGCGTTTGGATCGCCTGACGCTAGCCTGAACCACGAGATCAAGGTACGCGGGTCATTCGTTCATGCGGATGATTCGATGCAGGATTTGGGCGCAGATCGTGACGGCAACTCGGTCGTGTCATTGCACCTGGTCAGTCAGTACGATCCGACGGGTGCGGTCGATGTGAACTATCTCGTCCAAAATGCGCTTTCCAGCTTTCCGGCTTAGCCATTTCAAGGAGGAACAAATGGCACTGATTAACCATGAGCATCCGGTTGAAGTCTCGCCACCCTGGGAGCCTGGGGCCAGCTTTGGCCTTCGGCTTCTGGCGTGGCCTGAGCGGGATGAAGCGGAACTGGCAAAGACGCGGCGGTCATTCGCGGTGATGGAAGGGATTGACCCCGAGATCATGGCCGCGCTACCGCAGCGGGCTAGCGATGCCACCGCGATACCCACGTCTGACGATCCGCTGGATGAATACGATCTCGGCACCCTGCTCAAATACGGACTGGCTACGTGGTCCTATGAACAGGAACTGACCGAACAGAACAAGGCCATGCTGGATGACCGAACCGCCAAGTGGCTGGGCCGAGAAATCATTCGGCTCAATTGCTGGTCTGAAGAAGAAGCGGGAAAGTTGAACGGGCGCTCCGAAGCCATTACCTCGGGAGCGCCGGATGGCCGCAGGAACTGATGCCGTTGCTGCTGTGCCAGCGTATGAACGTGTCCTGGCGGGAGTTCTGCCGAACCCCTGCGGCGGTCATTGATGGCTGGCTCATGGTGATGAAGGCAGAAACGGAACACCAGAAGACCGAGGAACGCTGGGCCAAGCGTGACGCAAGGAGCAAGAACCCCTGATGGCGGTGGGCAAATCTGAACTGCAAATCCTGATCAATGCCAAGGACAACGCCAGCAAGACTCTGGGCAAGGCAACCAAGGCGCTGAACCTCGTGGGGGTGGCCGCCATTGGGGTGGCTGGGGCATCGATCAAGATGGCCTCGGATTTCGACAAGGGTATGCGGGAGGTCGCCACCCTGACGCCCGAGGTGTCCGAGAACCTGGATGCCGTCAAACAGGATGTGTTGGATCTATCCAAGTCGCTGGGGATTGATGCGGTAGAAGCTACGGGTGCGCTCTACCAGGCGATCAGCGCCGGTGTTCCTGCCGGTCAAAGCGCCCTTGAATTTCTGGAGATCGCATCCAAGGCCGCGATTGGGGGCGTAACCGATACCGAGACGGCGGTTGATGGCCTCACAACCGTTATGAATGCGTTTGCAGGGGAGAACATCGACGCACAACAGGCTGCCGACATCATGTTTCAGACCGTTAAGGCCGGGAAGACCGACTTTGCCCAACTGTCAGGGGCGCTATTCAACGTGGCTCCGCTCGCCAACGCTGCGGGCGTTTCGTTTGAAGAAATATCGGCAGCAATGGCGACCATCACAGCCCAGGGTACGCCCACCACCGTCGCCACAACGCAGCTACGGGCCGCCATCCAGGGGCTAACCAAGCCCAGCGATGACCTCACGCAGATCTTCAGGCGGCAGGGATTTGAGTCTGGGGAACTGGCGGTCAGCCAACTGGGACTCGCGGGGGCTGCCAGGATTGTGACCGATGCCACGGGCGGCTCCATATCGGAGATGACGGCGCTGTTGGGCAGTATCGAGGGCGTGCAGGCCATTCTCGGCATCACCGGTGACAACGCCAAAGCCTTTGCTAAGAACGTGGACAACATGGGCGAGGCTGGGGGTGCGGCTCAAAAAGCCTTTGAGGAAATGGAAAAAAGCACCAGCCGCCAGTTCGAGAAGATGACCAACCAGGCGAAAATCATGGGCATTGAACTGGGGACCAAGCTGCTGCCGCATGTGAACAAGCTGCTGGAGTTCATCACCGACATGAATCCCCAGTTGCGGGACAACATCGCGAAGTTCGGCGTATTGGCAGGGGCGCTGGGGTTGATGTCAATTGCGCTCAAGCCAGTGGTGACGTCGTTCCAGGTACTGGCTACCACGATGCTGTTTATGAACAGCACGGCCATACCGGGCGTGATCGCCGGATTCGCGAAAGTAACGGCGGCGGGTCTGGCCACAGCGTTCACCGTTGCAGCAGTTGTGGCAGCAGTGGCATTGCTTGTTATCGGCGTAGCCAAGATCGGCGAGATGTTCGGCTGGTGGGGCAAGCTCAGTGATGGATTGGGCGATACCTTCAGCAACCTGGGCAGCACGATCCAGGGCATGACCCAGGGCATTACCGACGCTATCGGTATCACGACATCGGCAGGCCAGGCTGTGCAGCTTTATTCCGATAAGCTTGACGGCGCGAGTGAGGCCTTTGCCGTCAACGCCACGGCCACGGCGGATGCGATGGATGCCACCCGCCAGATGACCATCGCCCAGGTGGAAGC